ACCGTTTTGATTACAGCATTCGAGAGAAATGAGAGAGAAGAATTTTACTATCACTCGTTCAGAAACCTAACAAGCATACACGGTAAACCACCAACTCACGAAGAGATGATTATGTACATGGCACTAATTCTTAAGGAGAACCCTATAGAATTGTCAATTGCAATACTAAAAATGAAACAGCAAGAAAACATAGACACTAGATACAACGATACGGCAATGCCGTTTTAAACTAAAGGATAAAAAATGAAAGTAAACAAATTAAATGTAGGAGCTTGGTTCTTCTTGAACCAGAAATGGTACAGATTAGATTATGTCGGAACCAAGAATGTGAAGGCATCACAGATAGGATCACCAAAGCAATACACATTCAGTGTAGATACAGAGGTCAAGGAAAAATAATACTAGGGCATCAGATACTGAATGTAATATTCGAGTACCTGGGTTTCTGCGGAGTTTCCCAGCGAAAAATAAACAGATACTGTTGTAAGTCCCTAAGTATTTCTCATTATTACGGGTTGTCTGATTAGCAGCCCTTCCTTTCATGAACCACTGCTTGCCTTATTCAGGCAGTGGGGATTATCATCCTATGTATTTAGAATAAATATAATAAGGGGAGGCTAGGTTAGCAGTTCAACTACTATACTACCCTATATACATTTTTTTATATACTACATATACAAAAAGGAAAAAACACAAACACATTCTAATATCGCTTTAAGAATACAAATTGTATAATTACGCAAGTCCTGAATTCAGTACCACTGAGTCTAACTTAGAACTAACTCAAGCAGTTGGTTCTGAATTGAGGATTTAATGAAAGTTGAACTTGGTGGTACATCTTCAAACTTCCCTCATAAAACACAAACCGAAAGAACTGTTATGATTAATCTAATAGAAGAAGCAATAATGCTTGAGATTTCTAAATTCAATACGGAATTTAGTACACAGCATACACTTGGAGCTATATCAACATACTCAATGAGTAGAATGGCTAGTGGTGTATGGCAGATAGTAATATTCTGGAAAGGCAAGATAGTAAAAGGACAAAAGTCAAGATTACATATTGAACTTGATGCTGAATCAGAAACAACGAAGATAGCAATAGATGCTATGGAGAGACTGCTAATCAAGGCAAAGGGAATACCTCTTAGAGAAAAGCTTGAAGCAAAGAATAGAAAAGTAAAAGCACTAAATGCACCAACTCCATCAGGATTTTAGATGATAAATAGACTAGCAAAAATTGTTGCGGATGAGGCTTCTCATCGTGCAAGGAAACAAATAAGCGTGGATATAGCAATGAACAGTGTACTTTTTGTACTCTCATCACTAGCAACACATTCGAGACACTACATTGGTTCAGATATGAACAAGAGATACATAAATTACTTTGGACTTACATTCGCAATGAGTGGAGATGGTAAAGACCTAACACTCGCAGTAGCAGAAGAATTGATAGGTATGGAGCAGTTGAGTCCAGAAGGTATACCAAGATATGTAGAGATAGTAGTTCACAGATTTGAACAACTAAATGGAACACTTCCAAATGGTGATGCACTTGGCGACATGGTTGACTACATAGTACCAACAAAATACAAAGTTGCACTACAGGGAACAAAAGAAGGAATGATGCGTACAGCAAACTTCTACAACAGAACCAACCTGGGTTCACTCAATGTAATCTCAACAGAGTTTGGTGATGAGCTAATGAATGTAAATTCACTATCTCTACTCACAACATTGTGGCAAGATGCCAAGGCAGACGGTTCAACAAACGTAAATGAGAAGTACAAACCTGTAAATAACGTACCAACAAACATTCTATTGTTTGGTTCCCCCTCACCATTCATCAAGGATCAGAAAAAACATCATCACTTAGCTGGTGCTATTGAATCCGGTCTAGCAAGAAGAACATTCTTCGTGTGGGAAGAGAAGGATGAAATCAGAGTATACAGAGAACCAAGTACATTCGAGAGTGATAAGACGCTTGGTTCCGAGCTTAGAGCAACAATCTCTAGTTCAGAAGATACTGGCATTGACTTTACTGCTGCAGCAAAAGCAAAAATAGAGCAGTATATTGACAAGCTCACAGACGAATACAATAAGAAGATGACAGATTGGAACAGAATACGAATATCTAACATAGATAAAATAGAACGTCTAGCTGCCATCTCAGCCATCGCAAACATGAATACAGCAGTTACTATTGATGACGTGAGTTTCGCCATAGAATGGTCGATTAAGAGCGATGAATCAATGCGTAGCGTAGTCCAACCCAAACAACAATACATTTCTATGTACAATGAGCTACTTTTAGAGAAAGCTGGACTTACTGTTACAGAATTTATTGAACGTGGAATTGTGTTTGCAAACAAGACAGAGAAGGAACTACAAGTTTCATATCTGACAGAATATGCATACAGAAAAAATAAGGTTGTCAAGGAGAAAGGTAAACACTCGTTGGTTCTAAGAGAACTAGAGATAAACAAACTTGACAAGATGATCGTGTCACAATCTGCAGAGACCACAAAGAACCTGAAGACAGAGACAAAATATACTTCAAAAATAGTACCATTCTTCGGAGAGGGAACAACAATAGAGAAGCTAGTATCTGCACCAAACGTATCTTCATTTATGTTGGCTCACTTTGAACCACTGAAAGATGGAGATGACTACGGACACAGAAAAAAAGACAACTTCATCCCAGGTGAGAATATGATCGCCTTTGATATTGATGAAGGGCTTACTGTGGCAGAGGCAACAACTAACCTCTCAGAGTACCAATACATACTCTATACAACCAAGAGTCACAACATTGATAAGAATGGTTTGATCTGTGAGAGATTTAGAATACTAATCCCAACAAAAACAACATTCTACGTAGAACCAGATGAGCATGCTCAGTTGTACCTCAACATATCAGAAGTGTTGGGATTAGGATCGTTTGACAAAGCAACATCAAACGTATCAAGACTCTGGTTCACAAATGCAAAAGCTGAAGTGATTGTTAAAAAAGAGGGAGAACTTTTAGATATTAGATGTTGTCTACCAGACACAGAAACATCTGAAGCAGTACTACCACGTATTCAAGATCTTCAGCCTGCAGATGACGATGAGGTTTCAAGACGAATTTATGGAATGCAGAAGTTCGTTCTTGTTAACGGAATAGACGGAGCCAGACATGACAACATGATGAAGATGGCATTCTTCGCTAGAGACATGGGAGTGGGTACAGACGTGGTTTATCAGACCAACGAGATGCTTGCAAATCCATTAAGTCAACAGCACATAAAGAGTATAATTAGGAGTATAAGATGACAGAGGAAGAGAAAAAAGAACTTGCACAGAAAATTGCAAATATATTGAGAGCAGATGAAGTTATTACACCAGAAAAATATTATGAAGCAAGAAATGCAATATACAAGGAACTGTGATGAAAATCGGAGAACAGTATGAATGTGATCACCTAAAGGGTGAGACAATGACGGTAGTACGAATGTACAATCCAAGACTAGGGACAATACGCTCAGAGAATAGCCATAAGGAAATTCTCTTCGCAAAAGACCTACACGATGAACCACACTTATGTCTAGCACACATATCAAATGCACACACACAACTAAGAAAAAAGGAGGCTAAATTATGGTCGTAATTGAAGACACATTGGAAATAACAAGACAAGAAATTACACTAGCAAATGATGCAGAACACCTCGAAAAAGTAATAGAGGATAAGATGCATGAGAGCTTATGCCTAAAGATGAAAGAAAGTCTAAAGGAGATGTCATTGCTTGACATAGAGCCACGAGATAGTGGAGATTTTATTATCAAAGCATCAGTGGTTCTAGACACACAGCAAAATATTTTGACAGCACTTCAAATGCTATCAACTAAACTATACGACGACTACGGATTCTCTGAGAAACAGGTAGAAGCAGTACTCGCCGTATTCACACAAAATACAGAAGGATTTTAAAATGCAAAAGTATCAAGAGAGAGTCATTAAAGAGCTATACAAATTAGAGAAGAAATCATGCAAGCTGCAGGACTTCATCAACAGTGATGACTACCCATTCATGAATGGACATCCAGAAGACGAATTACTAGTGAGTCAACTGCATTCTATGTGGGTATATGCTTCAATACTGAAGAGACGTATCCAGATATTTGAAGATGCAGTTGGACCAGAGACATCAGAGCCAGTATCCAGAACCACGCTTAAAGACGAGAAGCTATTCTCAAGCATGGGTATAGTTAAAGTTGAAGATGGTGATGTTGAGGCAGCACTCGGAAGAATATTCGATATTGTAAAGCAAAAAGTACAGGAGAAAAAAGATGGAAAATCAACACAAGAAGATTAAGGGTTATCGTGACTTATCTCAAGAAGAGATAGACATGATGAACGAAATGAAAGAGCACGGAGAAGCACTAGCTAAAACCATTGACAAGTTATCTAGTATTGATGGTCTTGACCACAGATGGATCTCTATCGGAAAGACAGACCTACAAAAAGGTATCATGTCTGTTATTCGTGGAATTGCACAACCGGAGAGTTTCTAATGAGTCGTAACAAAAAAGTAGTACTTATCAACGGTGGTTCAGGTACGGGAAAAACTTACGCCATTAAGAACCTTATTAACACAGAAGGAGAAAAAGTTGCCTACATTAACCTCGATGGTAAAACACGACTGGGTTTTAAAGGAAAGAGCAAGATTGCTAAATTTATCACACCTAAAGATCCACTTGAGGTTAACCAGGGTGTAAGATCAATTGAAGAAGATCCTAACATCGAGTATGTTATCATTGACACTTTATCTTTTTACATGGATCAACTTGAACAAAAACATGTGATCTTTGAGCATGACTCTCAGGGAGCCTGGGGTAAGGTGTACGCAGCATCAGTTAAAGATCTGCTACACTTTGCTATGAACCAGTCTACTAAGTCGTGGATCTTTATGTCACACACGCAAGAAGGGGAGGTGAAGAATTTTGTTACACCTACAAAATCATACGCAAAGGGAGCCGTTGGAAGACTTGGAGTTGAAGCCTACTTCGACACAGTTCTATACACCAACGTCTTTGACAGCGATGAAGCAGAAGACGGAGTTGGTTATAGATTTCAAACAAGAAAGACTAAAGAGTCTAGAGGACTTAGTGTTAAATCCCCAGAAGGAATGTTTGAGAACGTCTATACCGACAGCAACGATATTACTGAAGTCTTTCGGGCTATAGACCTTTACGACGAAGAAGACTAGAACCACCCGCCGCATTGGCGGGATATAAGTATATGCTGGAGGAGGTCAGACTATGGCTCCAAATAACAACAAAGGATGTAAGATGAGAATTTTACGCAGCTTAGTACCAGTGCTGTTATTCGGACTGATGCTCAGCGGATGTGCAAGTGGCGGACCTAATTCAGTTGGGTCACACGGCAAAGAGAGCTTGCTCTCTGAAAACAAGATCGAGGGATTATATCTCTTTAAGATAGAAACGAACCAGAACGTAATTACAGTTCATTCACAAGGTGACGCAAAGGTGGCAATATGAGAAAATTTATAGTGTTAGCAGTAATGCTAAACGTAACGGCAATATTGCTACTTAATGGTTGTGGAAACATAACTGGAGACACAGCAAACTATGACCAGTCTGGTCAGAATAATAGTTACACCTTCAACGAAGGCGACAGAGACTATGGTTCTGGAACAGTACTGGTTTGCGATGATGCAAACTGTTCAGTAATGGTTGATGAATCTGGTAGAACTATCACCAACGGTGATGATGAAGCAGACGCAGGTGATGCTGTTGTTGGTCTATATGACCCAGCATATACGCAATCACAATGTAATGCAGCAGGTTTCTTCTATTGTACGATAGAAGATAAGTGTCTAAATCAAAGAGTAGATGATTCATCAAGCTCTTGCAGATAATGAATGGCATAGGTTAATACATGCGTTGGGGATTCTCGGCGGCCTTGTAAG